TAACGATAACATAACAGTTTCTAAGCCCTTATTAGACAGCCTTAAAGAGGCTTATCCAGATAGATTACCGGTGGATAAAATTAGCTTAGAAGAATTTAGATTCCTCCAAGGACAGCAGAGCATAATTAACTATTTACAAGTGCTGTACGAAGAGGACTTACAGGAGAATTAATATGTGTACAGGTGGTGGCAGTGCGCCAAAACCGGCTCCGCCTCCGGCTCAAGCAGCTCCAGTTTCAGACGTTTCGCCTGAATTGGATTTGGTTGATGACGAGAAGGCTTCGACAACTGGTCGTAAAAAACGCCGTGGGGTTAAAGGACTCCGCATCGACCGTACTGTGAATGTACCAGGCGGTACTTCGGGTAACGGCACTAATGTTCCAACAGGAATGTAATATAAAAGGTATTTAGATGAACGAAGGCACTGGAAGCGTAGCTAACCGCTATGCACAACTTGAGGGTGCAAGAGATGCCTTCCTGCAACGCGCTAGAGACGCAGCTAAAATTACGATTCCTACCTTAGTCCCACCCGAAGGGAATAGCGGTAGTAGCAACTATGAGACACCTTACCAATCTGTAGGTTCTCGTGGTGTGAATAACTTAGCGTCCAAGCTCCTCCTTACTCTCCTGCCTCCAAACAGTCCTTTCTTTCGTTTGACTATTGATGACTATGATTTGGCTCAATTAGCAGGGCCAGACGCAAGAGGTAAGGTAGAAGAGGCTTTAAGCACCATTGAACGAGCAGGTCTTTCAGAAATTGAAGGCTCTGCAATCCGTGTTCCTGTGTTTGAAGCACTTAAACAACTAATCGTAGCAGGAAACGCTCTTGTATATATGCCTAGTAAAGGTGGTATGCGTGTATACCGTCTTGATCGCTTCGTTGTAAAACGTGATGCGATGGGTAATGTACTCGAAATTATTACTAAAGAGTCAGTCTCTCCTCTCATGCTTGATGAGGAAACACGAGCTTTATTGACTGACCCAGAAGATCGAAACAACAAAGACTACGACCTATTTACCTGTGTCAAAAGGACAGAGAAAGGTAAGTGGGAAGTATTTCAAGAGGTCCAAGGCATCGAGGTTCCAAACAGCCGAGGTACTTATGCCGAAGACCGGAATCCTTTCATTCCTCTCCGGTTCACCCGAATTGACGGTGAGGACTATGGCCGAGGTTTTGTAGAGGAATACATCGGTGACCTTCGATCTCTTGAATCACTGACCCAAGCAATTGTAGAGGGCAGTGCAGCATCGGCAAAAGTACTATTCTTAGTACGACCCAATGGGACAACTAAAGCTAAGAACTTAGCACAATCACCTAACGGAGCAATCGTTACAGGTGATGCAAATGATGTGTCTACATTGCAGGTCCAGAAGGCCGGTGACTTCCGAGTAGCTATGGAGACTATGCGAACAATTACTGATCGCTTGTCTTACGCATTCCTACTCAACTCAAGCGTACAGCGACAAGCTGAACGTGTTACAGCCGAAGAAGTAAGATTCATGGCGCAGGAACTAGAGACAGCTATTGGTGGAGTTTATTCAATCCTCTCAGTAGAGTTCCAAATGCCACTCGTTAAGCTTATTCTGGCTCGTCTTGAAAAGGCCGGTAAGATGCCAAAGATGCCTAAAGATACGGTTAAACCGACTATCGTTACAGGCATGGAAGCTCTAGGCCGTGGTCAAGACTTAAATAAACTGGCGCAGTTCCTACAGTACCTACAACCATTAGGTCCACAGGTTATCGCGTCAGAGATGAATATAGATGACTATATTGATCGCTTAGGGGCCTCGCTTGGTATTGATACCGGCGGCTTAATCAAATCTGCTGAACAAAAAGCTCAAGAGCAACAGCAAATGATGGAAGCACAACAGGCGCAGCAACAACAAGCAATGATGGCAGACGTGGCTAGTAAAGCCGCTCCCGAAGCTGTGAAAGCTGCAATGTCCCAACAATAGAGAATAAACTATGGCAGAAACTTTAAATACATATCAAGAACAAGCTCCTACCGAAGAACAGCAAAATCATGATGCGGAAATGATTGCTAAAGCTGATGCTTCACAACAGGTAGGTAGTGACCGTCCTGAATGGCTACCTGAGAAATTCAAGTCTGCAGAAGATATGGCACAAGCCTATTCTGAATTAGAAAAGAAAATGAGTTCAGGTGAAAAGGAAGAAACGGTTAAGGAAGAGGTTGAAGACGAAGTACCTGACTCCAAGACAGACTCTACTGAGGTAAAGGATGTACTTGATAAAGCAGGTCTAGAATTCGACTCATTCCAATCTGAATATAATGAACTCGGAGGTTTATCCGAGAAATCTTATAAAGACCTAGAAGATGCAGGTTTCTCTCGGAACCTTGTAGATTCCTGGATTCAAGGCCAACAGGCTTTGGCAAATGACTTTTCTGAACAAGTCTATAATTCAGTAGGTGGTGAAGAGGCATACAATGACATGATTGCATGGGCCTCTCAAACCCTACCGGCTTCGGAAATCGAAGCTTATAATGCTGCCGTTGACGGTGGCGACATGAACTTAACTCGATTGGCGGTTAACGGTCTTAACGCTAGGTACAGAGCAGAAGTAGGAAGTGAACCTAAGCTTATGCAAGGCGAAACTACAGGAACTTCTGGTGGGCAATTCAATAGCGCAGCGGAATTAACTGCAGCAATGCGTGACCCTCGTTATCAGAATGACCCCGCTTACCGCAAGTCCGTGGCAGATAAACTCTCACGGTCAAACGTATTTTAAGTTTTTGTCTCAAATCTCAAGGGGCCTTCGGGTCCCTTTTTTTACGAAGCAATATACCATTACAGAATAATTACCTTTGACCCTCTGCGGAGGACAATCTTAGAGAAAAGGATGTGATGTCTACGCTGAGTATACCAATACAAACAAACTCAACTATTCATTACTAAAGGTAAATAAAATGGCATTTCCAACAGATCAGACGGTTTCTCGTCTAGGTCAACAGAACGCTGCAGGTGATGCACGTTCGTTGTTCCTCAAACTATACGCAGGTGAAGTTCTTACAGCATTTGAAGAGAAGAACATCTTCATGCCTCTTCACCGTTCACGCACCATTTCAAATGGTAAATCAGCACAGTTCCCGTTGACTGGCACTGCAGAAGCTAAGTACCACACTCCTGGTCAGCTTATCGAAGCAGACGCTATTAAGCACGGTGAGCGCACTGTTACTGTTGATGACTTGTTGATCTCTTCTCAGTTCATCAGCAACATTGACGAAGCAATGAACCACTACGATGTACGTTCTATCTATTCTAAAGAAGCAGGTTACGCATTGGCTAACACTGCAGATAAGAACATCTCACGTATCATTGCTAAAGCAGCAGCAATCACTAACTCTACTCAAGCAGCAGCAGCTTTCGGTACTGCATTTGACGATGAAGTTTACACCAACAACGTAACTATCGGCTCAGTAGCCGGTGACGCTTTGGTTGGCTCTAAGATCGTTGCAGCTATCTATGACGCACTTGAAGAGTTCGACAAGAAAGACATTACTGGCGAGAAAGTTTGTGTACTTCCTCCTGCTCAGTACTACGCTTTGTTGAACGCTACTGACGTTACTTCAGCTACTTGGTTGAACAAAGACGTTGGTGGTGCAGGTTCAGTAGCCGGTGGTGTTGTTCCTCAGGTTGGTGGTGTTAGCATCATGATGTCTAACCACGTTCCACAAGCTAACGAAACTGTAACTGCGGGTACTCCTAACCCTGCTTCACGCAGCGGTGCATACCAAGCTGATTACTCAGACGTTCGTGGTTTGATCTTCACTCAAGATGCTGCAGCAACCGTTAAGTTGCTCGACTTGGGTGTTGAGTCTGAATACCAGATCGACCGTCAAGGCACCATCATGGTTGCTAAGTACGCTATGGGCCACAACATCCTTCGCCCAGGCTGTGCAATCTCTTTGAACGTAGCTTAATCGTAAGTTGACGTTTTAACTGGGGGTCCCTTCGGGGACCTCCTTTTATTTTATAGGTTTAATTATGACTGCAAGTACCAAGCTAGAAGCTGTCAACATCATGCTATCGACCATTGGAGAATCTCCAGTAAACAGTCTTTCATCCGGCTTGGTCGATGCAGAATTAGCCGAAACAATTCTGAATAATACAAGCAGAACTGTTCAAGCAGAAGGTTGGCATTTCAACCGTGA